CGGTGGTCGCCGTATCATTAGTATTACTGGGTGTATACCTACAGCCATTTCGCCCAGATGGTGAATGATGCCCTAGAGGCGGCGATGGTAGATACCTTTACGGCATTCAACTTCTTTTGGGGAACACTCCCGACGGCTACCGTCAATCCGTATTTTACCGCCGGTATTCCCGACTTTAACAAGTTTGTTCTAGACCACGATGTGCCTTTCATCAAGTATAATGAATTCACCAAGCTCTTTGAACTCTACGGCGACACGAGGGCTTTCAATATCAGCGGCCAAATTACCTCGCCGCAGAATTACAATATTCGCACTGGCCTTCAAATTGGAACCCAAGCCCCGATACCGGCCTTTGTCCCGACCGTCTATACTGCTGGTGATCCAGCCTCTCCCGCCTCAACGGCCTATCTCCGGCTGTTCTTCAATACGGAACTGATGAACCTTCTCGCAAATTTCAACAATACCTTTATTGGTGCAGTGGGTGGTAGCAGTATTACGTTTCCTATCCCAAATATATCTGGTAACCTCTACTATCCTATTGGCAATTCCACCCCTTTCACCGGTGTGGGTCCTTGGCTTTATTCCTACGAAATCCTATTCACAAATCAACTCTATACGAATATCCTCAACAACAACCCGCTACTGCAAGGCAGCGCGGCGGTCCCTCCTCCAGTCTATAACCCATACTTCCTCATCCCGACGGATCGTCAAAACCTCTACTGGAAAGTCGTCCAAGACTACCGGTCTACGGATGCGATGTGGTCGCCGGTGGCCTCTATTGTTTTTACTTCCGCGATGCTCCCGGTGAAAAAGGAGTATAACTCGGCAGTTGTAGATCTGAACGCGGGTAATTTGGGCGGTGGTTCTGTTGGCTCTCAGAGTGCCTTCCAGCCTATCATTACGGATTTCAGTATAGACCAGCAGACCGAAGGGGCCGAGGGCTGGCGCAATTTTACTCAGTACGAGCCTTCGGCAGAATACAGAATGATTTCAATGACCGCCTCCCACGAGGAAATCCGCAATATAGATATCCAAGTCTTTTGGAAGTACCGGCTGACTGGGGAACTCATTCCTCTTACGGCGGCGAACTGCTCCGACATCAATATTAAAATGTTATTCCGGAAAACGGACTACCGTTCTTAAATTATTATCTTTCTCTCATTTTTTTTATGCTTCCTAAGTATAATAACAATGAGCGCTGACATTGAGAAGTTGGCAGTGTTTGATGACCGCATTGTGCAGACCCGCCCTAAGTACGCCGTGGAGAAGGGTGCTTTGTCCCTCACGAACGCCCCTTTTGCGGCGATTTCGCAGTCCCAGTCTCAGCACACCTATAATGTGTATGTTCCCTCCGAGAACGTATACGTCGCCCGTGATATGGACTGGTCCTCTACAGTCTATCTCCAAGTGGCCGTTCGTCTGAACGACACGACGGGGGCCCAGTACCCGGTGGGGGAGCCTCTTCTGCAGTTGGGTGTGGATGGCTCTCTGGCGGCCTTCCCGCTGAACTCCCTCTGCGCGACGATGACGGCGACCATCAACGACACCACGGTAACAATCAACTCCCAAGACGTATTGACTGAGGTGCTGCGTCTCACGGACTACAAGCAGAACCGCCTACAGCGCACTTGCCCGACGATGTTGGACAAGTACCAGCAGAACGCCGATGCTCTGAATGCGACCAACGACCCGATCTCCGGTTATACCAATATGTCCCACGACTACCACGAGCAGCCCAACGGCTCTTGGGCGAACTTGGCCTTCACGGATTCGGCGGGTGCGGTTCTGGTAGGCTCTGGTACCTACACGGATGCGAACGGCCTAGTGATTGACTACGTGGACGGTGTCCCGGTATCTACGGCCAATACTGGAGTCGTGAATGGCCTCTACCTCGTGTATCTGCGTTGGCGCACTACGGAGAAGTTGGTGCTGTCCCCCTTTGTGTTCGCTGAGAGCCACGGCAGCGACACGGGCCTCTTCGGTATCAACAACATTCAGCTCGTTTGCAACATGCGCGAACCCGGCCGTGCGCTGCGTCTGCGTAACAGCATTGTGGGTTCGGCCCAGAAACTCTACTATTCTGGCGGCCTAGCTCAGACAACTTGGCTGCCCCCCGTTTCGTATAACGTTTCTCGTACCAACGGTCCCTTTGAGAACTCCTTCCTAAACGTGCAGTTCCTCACGCCCTCTCTTGATATCCCTCTGCCTCCTAAGAGCGTGGTTCCCTACATGGAGTTTCCCCGCTACATTACTCAGCCCCTCAACTCGGCGATGCAGCCCGGTGCGTCCGAGCAGCTTACTTCCCAGACTATCACGTTGCCCCAGATTCCCGACCTTCTCATCATTTACTGCAAGGCTCTCGCTGACCCGGCGACGGTGGCGGCCAATCGTGCGAATGACCCCACTCTTCCCCAGTTTGGCTCGTCCTATCTGCCTATCGACTGTGGGCAGAACGGAGAGCGCCCCCAGAACCCGCTGTCAATTAACTTTGACAACTTCTCCGGCCTACTTTCTTCGCAGACCCCCGAGCAGTTATACCACATGGCCGTAAGGAACGGCCTAGATGTGGATTGGCCCACGTGGTCCGGCCTTTCCCGTGTGCCTACTGGCGCTGTTGGGAAGCGTGTGTCTACGGTGGGCGGCTTCCTCGTGCTGAAGCCCGGCGTTGATCTGACACTCCAGTCGGGCCAAGCGTCATCGCTGGTGGGCAACTTCACGCTGCAGTTCAACGTCCGTGTTCGCAACACCTTCGCGTTCCCCGTGAATCCCCAGTTGTTCGTGATTACGGCGAACTCCGGCTTCTTTGAATCCGTGCGCGGCTCTTCTCGTATCATAAAGGGCGTTCTGTCCGAGCAAGACATCATCGCCGCCCCTCTGGCCCCGGCGGGTACTCGTTCCGGCCTTGCCCGTATGATCGGCGGGAAGATGATGGCTCTGGCAAATCGTATGGGTTTGGCTTCCAGCGGTGCGTCTAAACCCTCCGAGAAGAAGGAGGAAATGGGTCGCCCGATGGCGGGAGCGGGTAAAAGCCTCTCTGCCCGTCTAATGTAAATCACCGCCGTTTTTTTTCAATACCATAAGTATAAATGGCTTCACTTGAGAGTTTGAAAAACCCCGTGTCTCGCCTAGGAATCCTCGGCACTGCTGCTTCTCAGTCGGCTTCTTTTCGCCGTAACGAAGTGAATAACAGCGATATTTGGGATGTTACCAAACAGTATTACCTCAACGACATGGCTTTCTCCGAGATTGATGGTGGTGCTTATGTATTTTCTGGCGGTGCCACGACCCAAAGCGCTCCCCCCCAAACAAGCATTCTTGGCGGTGATGACCCGGCGACTGAGTGGACGAGTAGTACGACCCCCGTGTGGGTCCCCTTGGCTGGTTTCGGCCCCCGCGTGGTGGAACCGACTGGGGTCCAAGGTGCGACTCTTGTTGCTGCGGGTGGTGCTATTTCCTTCACCAATTGCGACCTATTACAAGCAGCCGTAGGAGAAAATGTTCCGCTTGGTTATGCGAACTACATGGCCCACGTGCAGATGACGATTACATTTAATGCACTAGCGACTGCTGCTGAGTGGTTCAATCTCACATTAACCCCTACCGGCGGTGTCGCGCCCCCCCCGGCTGTTGCCGTGACAGTTGTACCGGCGGTCGGTTTGCTGGCCCAGAACGTGTCTGTGTCGGCGTATGTGCCTCTGGCGGCCGACGGCACCACGGAATCTATCGTTCTGACGGGTGCGATGAACGCCGCCTCCGCACTAACGGCCCTCATTTCCAACGTAAACGTGTCCTATATCCCCGTCGTGCCTTAAACGATCAGATTTCCTAAAATAACTTCACTAAGCAGATATGAGTGTATCCGGCCTCGCCACCCCATTCCAGCGCCTAGCAGCACTGCCTCAAACGATGAATTGGAGGGGAGTTTGGTCTATCACCGAAAATTATCTGCTTAATGATGTTGTGGAAGATACAACAAATAATGCTACGTATATATTGACGGGAGTTGTATCTATAGTAGGCGGCCAGAACCCGGTCCTATCGCCGAATTGGTCCGAGCTGAGTGGCACCGCAGTAGGCGTTGCTGGTGTAATAGCCGGTACCGGTATCGCAGTAGACAATACAAATCCAGCCCAACCTCAAATTAGCAATTCCGGGGTATTGCAAATCCAAGGTGCCGTTGGCGTGGTTGTAGATAACACCGATCCGCAAAATCCTATAATAAACAGCACAGCAATTCAACAATTGGCTCCCGGTCCCGGTATTTCCATAAATAACGCAAATCCTATTATTCCGGTTATAGCTAATACGGGTGTTAGGCAAATCATTACCAATCCCGGAAGTGGGATATTAAGCACGGGAGGCTCCACGCCTACGCTTGTCAATACGGGTGTTCTAACCGTAGGCGCTGGTGTAGGAATTCAAACCACACAATTAGGAGGTGCCGTTCAAGTTACAAACACTGGCGTAGGAGCACTAACACCGGGTCCGGGTATTTCCATCACCGGTCCCTCCATCACACCAACAATTGGCAACTTGGGGGTGCTATCGATTTCAGCGGCCGATAATACCATTACCGTAGATAACACGAATCCTCAGCATCCGCTTGTATCTGGCCGGACAAATACCATCACGATTGCGGCTTCCTCAGCCTCTGTTAGCGGGGCCTTTACTATAGCCCCCCAGACAGCCGGAGTCTTAACTATAGGCTCCTTACAACCCCTAACCCTATTTGCAGATTATTTTGCTAACGGGCCACCAGATACCACGGGTATATTCATGATTGATTTGACGGGCGTGGCATTTGCCTTTTCCGGTCAAGGAGTCATAGGGGCTAACAATACACTTGAATTGGC